TACGACCAAGTGGACGGCTTTGTGGAGACTTGGTATGACCAGTCAGGTAACGGCATCGACTTGTCTCAGTCGGTATCCAGCCGTCAACCACTCATTGTTAATGCAGGCACTCTAGTCACAAATCCAGAAGGCTCTCCCTCCATAGAGTGCGAGTCGACTGGTCATTGGCTAGAATCTGCTGGCAATAACACAGTAGGCCCTGACTTTTCCATTTACGCAGTATGGACAACTCCCCCTGCTCTTTCGACTTTGTTGGGATATAATAACAACCAACATATGATTAGGATTTCAGACGACAGATTCAAAGTGAGAATAAGTAACACTTTCACTCCTTATCTTGAATTTACTGAATTAACAGTGGGAGAAACCACTTTAGTTAACATTAACAAACATAGTGATACTATTAGTGGAAACTTTAATAGCACCATATCCTCGGAAACCGATACTTTAAGTGGCACTTTTGGTTGGAATCGTATTTTTAATAGGTCTGGAACGGGAGCTTCTTACAATGATTATCAAGGAAAAGCATCTGAGCTAATCATCTACCCCTCCGACCAGTCAGCCAACCGTCCCGCCATCGAAGCTAACATTAACAATCAATACGACATTTACTAATGTACCTAATATACGAAACTGAACAGGACGCTTGTGAACGTGCTGACGAAGAAGGCAAGTACCAAGGATTCTCCTACTGGACTGAAGGCAAAGGCACACGCTGGTTGACTAAGCCAGTACCTACTGCTGACGGCAAGTGGGCATTGGATGTCTCCGAGTACGAGCTGGACGGTCTTGAAGAATCAACGACTGTCGATACCTATACACCCCTAGAAGTAGAAGAGGACTAATAATTTTATGAGCAAACAATCAGCCCAATCCTTATATCAATCCCTTGAAGGTAAACGATACACCTACTTGGACAGGGCTAGAAAAGCTGCAAAACTTACACTTCCATACGTCATGCCAGATGAGGGCTTCGGTTCTCACAGTCGTTTGGATACACCATTTCAGGGCGTTGGGGCAAGAGGAGTAAACAACCTCGCTTCTAAATTACTGTTGGCACTCCTACCTCCCAACGCCCCCTTCTTTCGTTTAAAGATTGACGAGTATCAGTTACGTGCTGAAGGCGCACCTGATGAACTCATCACTGAGATAGAGTCCTCTCTTCAACAAGTAGAGGAAGCCGTGATGGATGAGATCAGTGGCAACACTTATCGCACAGGTATTCACGAAGCTCTTAAACATCTTATCATTACAGGCAACGCCCTTATATATCTGCCAGACGAGGCAGGTCTACGTGTGTTCCACCTTGATCGTTTCTGTGTAGAGCGTGATGCGATGGGCAACGTCCTTTATATATGCACCAAAGAAGACCTATCTTATATGTCACTGACAGAAGAGATGAAGAGTCTTGCTGGTGTGCAGAGCATGGAGTCTCCTGATGAAGAGATTTGCTTATACACTGCTGTGTGCCGTAAAGCAGACAAGTGGCATGTGTGGCAAGAGATTAATGGAGAGGTGATTCCTTCCTCTGAAGGCTCGTATCCATTAGATAAGAATCCTTTCATACCTCTACGGTTCTCCCGTATTGACGGAGAAGACTACGGTAGAGGATACGTAGAAGAATACTTAGGTGACTTGCAGTCCCTTGAAGGACTGACACGTGCGCTCGTTGAAGGTAGCGCAGCAGCAGCTAAGGTATTGTTCCTTGTTAACCCTAATGGCACAACCAGAGCAAAGACTCTAGCTGAGTCTGCTAATGGTTCTATTACACAAGGTAATGCGCAGGACGTATCGGTTCTCCAGTTAAACAAGTTCAATGACTTCCGAGTTGTGCAAGAGAGCATGGCTAAGATTGAAGAGCGTATGGGACATGCGTTCCTACTTACATCAGGAGTTGTTCGTAATGCAGAGCGTGTGACAGCTGAAGAGATTCGCATGCTCGGACAAGAGCTAGAGTCTGCTATCGGTGGTCTCTACTCTCTACTAAGCACTGAGATGCAGTTACCTATGGTCAATCGTTTAATGACCATCATGAACAAGAAGAAGTCTCTTCCTAAGTTACCTGATAATGTAGTGAGTCCTGTCATCATCACTGGTGTGGAAGCACTAGGTAGAGGCAACGACCTACAGAAGCTTGATATGTTCCTAGCAGGAGCAGCTCAGGTTGTGGGTCCAGAAGCCGTTCAACAATTCATTAACGTAGAAGAATACTTTAAACGCAGAGCAACATCGCTCGGCATTAAAACAAGCGGTCTAGTTAAAGACCAAGAGCAAATGCAGGCAGAAGCCCAGCAAGCTCAACAAATGCAAATGGCAGAGAAACTTGGACCAGCAGGTATCAAGGCTATGTCAGAAGAAGCAAAACTACAACAACAACCTATAGAGCGAGGAGAACAGTAAACTATGGCTAATTATCAGTCAGTAACAGTAAGCGAGAATACTAACGAAGAGAATATTTCTCTTGAGAAGCAAGCAGCTATGCAAGAAGAAGCTGCTCAACAACGGGGTCAGACTATAGAGTCTAGTGCTGACGAAGGTAAACAAGAAGTCGAAGAGACTTCAGAACGTCCTGAGTGGCTTGATGAGAAGTTTGAAAGCCCTGAAGATTTAGCTAAGGCTTATAAAGAGCTACAGCAGAAGCAATCCAAGAAGGAGACACCAAAAGACGAAAAGAAAGAAGACGAATCAACTGAGGAACCAGTCAATACAAGCACCAGCCAAGCTGTGCAAAAAGCCACAGAAGAGTTTACGGAGACTGGTAAGCTCTCTGACAAAGCTTTCATTGAACTTGATAAGGCAGGCATCCCACGAGAAATGGTTGAGCAATACATCCAAGGACAACAAGCTATCTCGACAGCGTCAGCTCTAGAGATTCAAGAGTCTATTGGTGGCAACGCAAACTATGCAGCCATGAGTGAGTGGGCTGGAGAGAACCTTGCAGATTCGGATCTAGAAGCCTATAATGCAATCGTAGAGAGAGGCACTGTTGAACAAGCACGTGTTGCTGTCAAAGGTATGTACGCTCAGTTCTTAGCAGCTGGTGGTAAGGCTCCCAACCTTGCTCAAGGTGCTACCTCTGGCGCAGCTGGTGCCAAGGCATTTGGTTCTGCTGCTTCTATGGTCGAAGCTATGCAAGACCCAAGGTACAAAAGCGACCCTGCATATCGTGAACAAGTTGAGAAGCGTATCGCTGTCTCGAATGCCTTTTAACAATAACTGGAATATAATATGAAAGAAATCATTACCTATCTTATCTCTAATGCAGACAATCTGCTTGCTGTTGCTACGGCTATCGTAGCTGCTGCTTCTGCTATTGCTGCACTAACCCCAACTCCCAAAGACAACGACCTTGCCGCTAAGGCTTATAAGGTCTTGGACTGGCTGGCACTTAACATCGGTAAAGCTAAAGACAAGTGATTACCACAATCGTTCAATTACTAATAGCGTTCCCAAAACTGGGTGCGCTATTTTTAAAGATACGTACTGAATATGTTAAAGAACTTGCTACTCGTCGTCATAATGAACACAGCACTCGTATTAATGAGTGGGTGCGTGACACTAAGGGAAAGCAGGATTCCTGAGTTCATTGATAAACTAGACCAGCACGAGTTTAGTTTAGATGAACGGGAAACTATCGGCACGATACTAGATTACGTAAACGATCTAGAAAACGATGTTCGATAAATAAACAATTTCTACTCTACGTTTAAAGTAGCGACTGAGCCTGATACGTCAGACAACTCATTGATCGTAAAATATACAAGGACTGAAAGACCACAAAATCAACGAGAACATTCTGTTCTCACTAACTAATAAAAAACAAAAGGAAAATACTATGGCTAACGGAGATTTCTCCCCAACTCGTAGTGGTTTAATTCAAGGTGGGTCTGATGTAGATGCACTCTTTCTGAAAGTTTTCTCTGGTGAAATTCTTACGAGTTTCTCTGAGACAAACGTGATGAAAGACCTGCACATGCTTCGCACGATTTCTTCAGGGAAGTCTGCGCAGTTCCCAGTATCTGGAATTGCTACTGCTAAATATCACACTGTAGGCGAAAACATCGTCGAGTCCGACTCTGGCTACTTGTCCAGCATCGGCATGAACGAGAAGATCATCACTATCGATGACGTTCTTGTTTCCTCGACCTTCATCGCTAACATTGACGAACTCAAGAAGCACTACGACGTTCGTAGCATCTATGCTGCTGAACTTGGTAAAGCTTTGGCAAAGCGTTTCGACATCGCAACGATGAAGACTCTCTATGCTGCTTCTCAAGACAGTGCTAACCTCAGCAACACTCCTGCTGGTGCAAGCATCACTGGTGCTACTACCAACACAGCTGCTGGCATCATCGATGCTCTCTACGCTGTTGCTGAAACTCTCGACAAGAACGATGCTCCAGATGAAGGTCGCTTTGCGATCCTTGCTCCATCAACTTACTACAAGTTGCTGACATCTGACAACGTCGCTATCAACAAGGACACTGGTTCTGGCGGTAACGTCAACGCTGGTACTGTTGCAAGCGTTGCTGGTATCAGCCTTGTAAAGAGCAACCATCTTGCAGACATCGCTGACTTGGGTGACCAGTCGGCTGTGGCTACTGATGACGGTTCGACAAACAATGACGTATTCGGTGATAATGGTTCTGGTTACAACGGAGACTTCTCTGCGTTGACAACTGGTTCTGGTGCATCTCTTGAATACGGCATGCTTTGCGGTACTAAGGAAGCTATCGGTACGGTCAAACTTCTTGACCTTGCTACTGAAAGCGAATACCAAATCGAGCGTCAAGGTACGCTCTTCGTTGCTAAGTACGCAATGGGTCACGGAGTTCTCCGTCCTGAGTGTGCTGTTGCAGTGAAGCCTGCTTAACGATTACTCAAGCCCTGCCCCTCTTCGGAGGGGTGGGGTTTTTTATTATTACAATTCAAAAGAAAGATAGATAATGGCAACTTTAACTTCTCAACTAGAATCCGTTAATGTGATGCTAGGTCACATTGGTGAGTCTCCTATCAATACACTCACAGGTTCTTTACCTATTAGTGCTACCACTGCTCTGGCTGCTTTGAATGAAGTAAGCAAAGAGGTTCAATCTGAGGGCTGGCACTTTAACTCTGAGAAGAATGTCACCTTATCTCCTGTCGATGGAAGCATCACTGTTCCTTCGGACGCTGTTCAAGTAGACACTGATGACAAGTCATTGGACATCATACAAAGAGGCTCAGTCTTGTTTGACCGTGCCAACAACACAACAACATTTACAAAGAGTATTAAGGTAAGCCTACTTCGTTTACTTGATTGGGACTCTTTACCAGAAGAAGCTCGTAGATACATTACACTACGTGCCTCTAGAATTTTCCAAGGACGGACTGTGGGTTCACGTGAGCTTGAAGCATTGATAGCTCGTGATGAATACCAAGCTCGTGCTAGACTTGAAGAGTCTGATTATGGCAGCTCTGATAGAACTATATTTGACAACTACGATGTAGCGACAAGAATTGGTGTGAACCGTAACTACGATATTTAATAATGCCTTTAATCAATACAGCAGTCCCCAACCTTATCCAAGGTGTATCACAACAACCTGACGCTACACGTTTCGCTGGTCAATGTGAGGAGCAGGAAAACGCTCTTAGCTCTGTTGCAGATGGACTGAAGAAACGCCCTAACACTCGGCACGTTGCTAGGTTACTCCAGACAGCTATTGATGAGGACAGCTTTGTTCACTTTATTAATCGTAGTGACACTGAGAAGTATGTAGTTATTCATGACGGAAACTGCATCAAAGCTTGGAATATAATCACAGGCAATGAAGCAACCATCAATGGTTCTACTGGTGGTTACACTCCTGCGTCATCAAGTTACCTCGACGTGGTGAATGCTCGCGAGGATATGAAGGGACTTACGGTTGCTGATAATACGTTTCTGTTAAATACCAAGAAAAGTGTTCAAGCAGATAATACGGACATCTCTGACCCTGTTAATAAAGATGCCTTTGTGTTTGTTAAACAAGGAGACTACTCTAAGAAATACGCTATAGTTTTTAACGAGAACCAGACAGCAACAGCTTATTATACTTATGGCTTTGCTGGGTGGTATCAAGGTCTCAATATCCCTCAGTTTGGAAACACCTTCACAATTTCAGACGGTGGTTCAGGTTATCCATCAAATGCTGATGTATATTGGACGAATTTGAATAGGTTACCGACTAACTATGTCGTAGGCAGTAAAGATTTATACCTTAAAACAAACAACGCAGGAGTTGTAACAGGGTTTACTTTTCAAGGGACTTACCATCCAAACAGTTTTAGTTTCCTCTCTATAGGGGGTCCAGCTGCGAGTTATGTCCCTCCTTTGCCTTCTCCATCAGGCGGTTCTGGAGCTTCAATTGGTACAGTGGACACTACAACTGAGAAAGCTTCTTATAATAGCTCAAGCGGCGAGGGTGCTAGGTCAACTCGTATCATCACCCGTTTATATAATGACGCAAACGGTAACGCTAATCTTAAAACTTATTTTACATTAGATAGTAAAGGCAACGGCTTGCGGTTTACCTTAAAACCTACAGCATCCTCTCAAGACTTTTATATTAGGACTCAAGATGACTTGTCTGGGGATGGCTTAGGCTTATTATATAAAGAGACATCCGCTCTCACATCTTTACCTCTAAACTGCCCAAATGAATTTAAGATTAAAATCATTGGAGACCCCGAAATTGACCAAGATGATTACTACGTTAAGTTTGTTACAGCTAATGGGAGTGACTGGAGTGAAGGTTCTTGGGAGGAAACGGTTGGCTTCAATACTATACAAAGCTTTGATGCTTCAACGATGCCTCTTACGTTAGTCAATGATGGTGTAGACTCATTCACTCTTAATGAAGTTTCTTGGGATTCACGTACCGTAGGAGATGAGGACACCAATCCGATGCCTTCCTTTGTTAATAAGAGTATTAACAACATTGGTCTCTTCAAGAACAGACTAGTAATGCTCTCAGGAGATAATGTTATCTTCTCTGAAGCGGGTCAGTTCTTTAATTTCTTTAGAAACACCACAACAACCTTGTTGGACTCTGCTCCGATTGATGTGTCTGTTAATTCTAAACAAGTGACCAATCTAAAGAGTGCCATTGGTTTCCAAGAGAACCTTATTCTGTTCTCTGAGTCTGCTCAGTTCGCACTGAAGGGTGGGGATTTACTTACACCCAAGACCGTCAGTATTAATCCAATAACTAACTTTGATTATACGTCAGACATTGACCCTTTACCTTTAGGTTCGTACATCTACTACCCGTTCACCCGTGGAGCCTACACAGGTCTCCGTGAGTTCACTGTAAATGCTAATACGGATGTCTATGACTCTGCTGAGGTGACCGAACACGTTCCTTCCTACATTCCAAAGAACATTGTGGATATGGCAGGGACATCCTCGGAGGACATCATAGCACTTGTAAGCGGTGATGAGACTAACGCTATCTACATCTACAATTACTTCTGGAACAACAATCAGAAAGTCCTTAGTGCTTGGTCGAAGTTTACCTTCACGGGTGAGATACGAGGTATCGAGTTCATCGAGTCTACCCTCTACGCAGTCATTACCAACAACGGGGAAACCAACCTCGTAGAGATGCCTCTTGAGTCTGGTCTATCGGATAATGCAGGTTATGTTACGCACTTAGACAGTCGAGTGGCTGTCACAGTAGACAACGGCTCCGATACAATAACCCTGCCGTACACTCCAGAGGACAACTCTGTTGAAGTATACACGACGGACGGACTCAAGCTTAACTGCACTAACTCTGGAGCTACTGTTACTCTTACACAAGCGGTGTCCTCTGATACAGACGTGTGGGTAGGTATCCCTTACACAATGAAGTATACGTTCTCTGAACAACTCTTCAAAGCTAAAGCAGGAAACGGAACGAGTCCTAGTAATGCAGCCAAGCTAATGATACGTAATGGCTCTATCTACTTTGCTGACTCGTCTTACTTCAAAGTTAAAGTCACTCCAGCATTCCGTGATACCTATGAGAACACCTTTACACCTGACGTTGTTGGCTCAACATTAATAGGAAGTTTATACTTAGACAGTGGTTTCTATCGTTTCCCTGTGTTAACAAAAGCACAGGACACTAAAATCACTATTGAGAACGATTCAGCTTTGCCATCTAACTTTCAATCGGCAGAGTTTGAATCATTCATGCACTCTAGATCATCACGCTATGCGTAAGAAAATCTATCAACAAGGTAAGATTTATATGTGTGAGTCCGTTGAGGACGACATCGAAAGTATCTATCCGTTCATGCGGCAAGTAGATAAGATTGAGTGTGAGTGTATGGGCTTCACTCCGAAGGAAGCTTTGGAGGTAGCTCTAGGTGCTGACACTATTACTTACACAGTGTTCGATCCGTACGATGTCCCGTTCTGTATGTTCGGAACTGGTTCCCTAAACTACGACGGCGATGGGTACATATGGATGCTGTCAACAGATACAGTGTTTGATTACAAATACGATTTTATAAGAGGCTCTAAGTTTGTAGTGAACACACTTATAAGCCCATACAAGCAAGCAAAGAACTTTGTTCACCAAGATAATAAAGCATCCATCACTTGGCTAAAGTGGTGTGGTGCGGAGATGGGGCAAGAGTATAAATTCTCTGACCACCCCTTCTATGAATTTACAATAACTAATAAGGAGAAATAATAATATGTGTCCAGTAACAATAGGAGCAGCTTTTACCGCAGCAGGAGCAACAGCAGCTACGCAAGCTGCCGTAGGTAGTGCTATCCTTTCAACAGCAATGGGCGGTGCTACTTCTATACTCAGCATCACAGGACAGCAACAAGCAGCTAAGGCGCAGGCTCAAGCACAAGCAAACCAAACTAAAGCAGAGCAACAACGTCTTCTCCAACAACAGTCTGCTGAACGTATCAATCAACGTTTCCAAGAAGAGCAGGTCGCTAATCAATTACAGAAGTCCGCTATTAAAGCACGAGAGGCACGAGCAACGGCACGAGTAAGTGCTGGTGAGGCAGGAGTATCTGGTCTCAGCGTTGATGCTCTAATGAACGACCTGACACGCAAGCAAGCTGTTTACAGTTACGGACTTACACGACAACTAGAACAATCCAACATCGCTACGGACTTGCGTATGCAAGACAACGCTCTAGGTTCTTCACAACGTCTTCTATCTATCAATCAACCTATTAAGCAACCTGATTACCTTGGAGGACTCCTCAAGGGAGCATCTACAGGTCTTAATACTTACGGAACTCTCAGCTCTATTGAATCATAATGGCAAGAAAACAAACTCTTAAATCCCTGCTAGGGGGAAATGACTCACGTGTTGAGGTTGACCTTAACCTTGACGAGCAAGTCTTCCAAGCCCCTACAGTACGAGCTGGCAACTATTCGGTAGCTGCCCCTGTGTACGCTAAGACAAATGCCTTGTCGCAGCTCTCAGACTCCCTAGAGAGGTACGCTGGTCCAATACTAAGAGGGTATGCCAACATTAAAGAGCAGCAGTCTATTGCGATGGCAGATGCTACAGAGTTGTTAACACCTGAGCAGCTTCAGTTGCTCGATGCTGGTGACTCCTCTGGTCTTGTTCAATCAATCAATGAAACGGAAGATAAACTAGATGAGGCTCAACGTAAGAAGTTAATCAGCTTTGCAGAGAACCCTAACAATTACTCACGTGCTTACAAGCGTGTAGGTAGTCGTGTTGCAGGTGTCTTTTCTGAAGACTATCTGACTAACATGGAAAAGTACGCTGAGGATGAGAGCTTTGACTTCCAAACAAAAGCAGATGAGTTGGCTGAAAAGTACGGACTAAATGGACTAGGCGAACAAGAGTTCTATAAACAGATTAATAACATCAGTGAATCAACTAAAGCTAGATTCGGTGAACTTAAGAATGCTCACATGGTTCGTGAACATAAGGCTGAAACTGTTTCCGATCAGGTTCAGAAGTCAGTCAACGGTACTTGGTCCGCAGAAGACTGGGAGGAAGCTACTAAAGCAGGAACAGTAGCACAGAACCAAGACATACTGTTAGGTATGGTCACACAGTTACGAGAGAAGAATCCAGCAAAGGCTGATAAATTAATTGAGCTTTATGGCGAAGGCGGTATCAAAATAGGTAACGGTGGTATCAACGAAGAGTTTGAAGACGAGCTACAAAATGCTAGGGCTAATGAAGATAGGCGACTAAGTCTTATAGCGGATGTCGTCGAAGGAAAACGTAATGACTCTATTGCTGAGTTCCAAGCAGTCTATTCCAACGCTATCACTTTAGGTCAAGAAATTCCAGAATCTACAGACATATTTATCAACGACGGACTTACAATAACAGTTGATACATCGAACGCTAAGAACGCTGCTGATGTTGCCAATGCTGTGTCAGACGCTATCAACAAGATTCCAGAGAACGACAAGACTATCTCTAATGGCACTAAGGCTTTAATAATAAATAAGTTCGCAGGTGAGGTTGAGAAGCAGAAATTGAAGGTTGTTCAGCAACGAGAGAGTGCAGGAGTAAATGTAGCAAGTTCTCAGTTCATGGATTTGTTGGCTGTTAAAGATTCTGAAGGTAATTACATTTATGGAGAAGGATCGGAGACAACACTAGGTAGAGCTAGTCAAACACAAGAATGGGTGGAAGAGTTAAATCCCATCATTGACGCTATCTACGCTGATCCAGAACTAGATATTTCTCAGAAGGTTCAACAATCAAAAATGGCTACATTGAGGTTTGTGGCTGAGAAGAAAGCTACTCACGATCAGTTCGTTAAAGAAAAAGAAGACGCTATAAAATCTGTTGAGTTCGAGAAAGATACAGGAGGCGACCAAGAAAAGTTTTATGTCGCTGATTTGTTTACACAAGTTGCGGCGGCGGATGGTGATCTTGAAGCAATGCGTCAAAGACCAGAGATTGTAGCAACAGCAAGAGAGTTCAACGCCGAGACTGAAAGACTGCGTGACGATATTCTTAATAGGTCAATGACTGATGAAGAGATTGCTTCAGGAATGACATCAGCAGAGTTCACGCAAAAGAAGTTATCAGAAGGTGAAGCATTAAATGTAGACCGAAGAGCTTTGTATCAGCAAGACTACGGTAATGATGAAAAGATTGATGGAATAACATCTGAAGAACAGATGCCTGAGAATGCGTTAAAGAAACAAGAAGAAATAACTAATGACGAAAAGCCAGTTAATGTAAAAATTAATACCAACGGTGTCACGGGGTTTGCAGATCAGAAACTAAATGGAATTAAAAAACAAGACCCAACATGGGTAAAGGGTAACAATGTAAAGAACTTCATCCAAGATATCACTACTCCTAGAGGAGAAGGTCATATATTTAACCAAGGCATTAAGGACTCTTACAACACAGCTTACATGGTTGCTCAAATCAACGATCCAAATGTTAAGAGTATGCACGAAGCCCACAAGCACAATGCGCTGGCTTATCAGTCTGGAGAGGAAATGGGATTAACCCCATTCCAAAGATTGCGTGATGTAGATGAAGTTGGACCACAGATGGTTGCTAACTACATTCAAGGAGAAACTACCATCAGAGCAGTTCAAGAAGGTAAGGCTGGCATGACACTAGATGAATTAGCTTTTCAAAGTATTGACGGAGTACGATTTGATGCTACTTTATTAAATCAATCAGCAACTCCAATCGTGCCTTATACTCTTATTAATAAGGCATTAACAAACCAAGACATGTCTCCAACTGAAGAAGCTACATTAAGAGATTATGCAGACCTTCTATATGATTCATCTGAACTAGATGAAGCAGGAAAGACAGTTGTCTTACAGAAGATGATTGAATTGCAGGTTAACGCTTATGCACAACTAGGATTTAGGTTCTCAAAATAACATTTAAAAATTATGGCACTAGGAATAAACACAGAAGAAATACTCAACAACCTCAACGATACTAATAATGAGGAGCTGATACAGAACCAAAAAGACCCTAGCATGGTCAAGGACATCCTTGCTGCGCCATTCAGAGGTGTTGAAGGAGCTGTTCAAGGTGTCTACAACCTTGCTGATTGGGCTACGTTTGATTACCTACCAGACTACGATAACCGTTTCTTAGGTAAGTCAGAGACTATTGCTGGCTCTCTTGTTGAAGGTATTACACAGTTTGTTGTTCCCTACGGTGCTATATCTAAAGGTCTAAGCATGGCTGGCAAGGCTACTAAGTTTGCCAAGCCTTTCATGAAGGTAAACAAGAAGGGTAAAGAAGTTCTGAATTGGAAAGGTGTTCTAGCATCTGAAGCGGCTACAGACTTTGTAGCGTTCGATGCACAAGAAGAACGTCTCTCTAATCTAGTACAAGCTTTTCCTTCTGTGGCTAATCCTATTACTGAGTACCTAGCAGCAGACGGTGATGATGCAGAACTTGAAGGACGTTTCAAGAACACCTTAGAAGGTCTAGGTATTACTGGAGCTATGGCAGGCGCATTCGGTCTTGCACTAAAGGCTCACAAGAAGATGAAGACCAAGCCAGAAGAAGCCAAGAAGATTGGCGAAAGCATGGACTTCAAACAGATTCGGACAGTGCCTGTAGAGGATTACAGTCCTGCTATTAAAGCTTCTAAGACTGCGTTCACTAAGTCCAAGAGGATGGACAAAAACAAGTCTATTCCCGTCAATATGATGGAGAAAGAACTTACTGTATACGGAGAAAAAGGTACAGCAGAAGAGTTACGTTGGATGGGCTTTTCTGATTGGGCGCAATCAAAAGGTAAAAATCGTGTTACACAGAAAGAAGTCGATGAGTTCTTAGAAGAAAATCAGTTTAAATATCAACTCACCGAGCGTAGTGGTTCTTCCACAAATAAAGTTTATGAACGATTAGGGGGTCAGAAAGGTGGCGATAATTATCGAGAGTTCATCCTGACAGCAGACGAAGCTAAGAAGGGAACTAAAGATTATGGTGTTAACCAACACTACAATCGCAAGGAGGGTGATACTCTCATGCACTTCCGAACAACAGACCGAACAGACCCTGATTCAGGTCAAAGAGTTCTTTACGTTGAAGAAGTTCAGTCTGATTTAATGCAAGGCAAACGTAAGGCTCTTAAGGTTGGTGCTGAAGATCAAGGAAAGCTTCCTTTAGAAGATAGTTACATTAATACATCTATGCGTATGGTAATGCAGCTGGCAGCCAAGGAAGGCTATGATAAAGTATCATGGTCTACTCCGCAGCAAATTGCTTCTCTGTATGACGCAACACTTGATAACATTAAACTTAATTCCATTAATGAAGATGGTAGTCGCTCTTATGATATCACAAAACAAAATGGTGAAACAGTTACAAAGATAGTTAAGAATTCGGAAGAGTCAGAAAACGTATTTGGTAAAAGGGCATCTGAAACTTTAAATGCTAGACTCACTAAAGCAGGTGATGAGATAATGGACTTTGAGGTCAAGCAAGATGCAAAGAGTTACAACCAATACAAAGATAAAATGGTATCCGCCGTTAACAAGGTAGCTAAACCTTTTGGCGGTAAGGTTGAAATGTCTAGAACAGACAGAACAAAAGAAGCAGCATCCCTCGAAGGAAAGTTTGAATCTTTTATAAAACAACTAAAAGAAGACCAACCAGAAAGTGATGTATTAGATAGGTTGATGCAATTCACTAGGGAAGATTTATTTGCAGACTGGCGGTCATCGCAGGTTCGTAGGGGCGGTAGGTGGATGTCCTCTGAAGAAGCTTTGCTTAAAGATTTTGATTTTGAATTAGACTTGTCTGGATTAGAAGATGACATGCTGGAGAAATTCCAATACCACGAAGACTTCACAGAATTACTTGATAAGCTATACAGTGAATCGTGGGACTTTGACACTATGCTTCTTCTAGAAGATACCCTTTTTGATCACTTCAGGAAGTACAAACCAGAAATGAGATCTAAAGAGTTTGGGCAACCTCAACCTTCTTTCTCAATTAACCTTAACGATGGTATGAAGAAGTCCGTAGAAGAAATACGGTTGTGGGGACTCAAGACTGGAGACGAAGCAAAGCTTGGTGGTGAGATACAAGACCCTGCTTTGGAGCAAGCACTACAACTTCCCGCACTTCGTTATTTAAATGACAAAGAAGTTATAGGTATGGAGCGAGATTTTTCTGGCAACATTGCTGGAGAAACAAACGCTAAGTTTGCTCTTGAGCGGCTTGCTGAGAATGGTTCGACTCCTCAAGTTAAGAAATTAGCAGCTGGTATGTTAGAACTGTTTGGAAAGGATAATGACTTCCTTGAAACAACTATACGTACTATCCTCGAAGACTCCGACTCATTTGGATCGTTTGGGTTCAAAGGAAACAAACAAAACATCGATCTTTACTCAAACCGAACACAGATTGCAGATGGAGAGATGGCAAGAGATGCTGTGTTCACGGAAGCAACATTGCTTCACGAAATTACTCACGCAGCTCAAGTACGTTTCATTCCAAAAGAAATATCTACAATTAGCACTCTTAAAGGTGCTGACTACTTAGCAAAGGTTGATGAACTTATTGCTAGTGCTGACACAGCTCCACCACTCAAGCGTTTACTGGAAAGCTACAAGACAGCTCTTGATAACGCTCCTGAAGAGTTCAAGGGAATCATGGGAAGCTTGAATGATGCAACAGGATTCTTAGATGACGCAGGTATGCGTTCTCGTATTGGAGAGTGGTACGGTCTTAGTAACGTAGATGAGTTCTTAGCTGAAGCGATGAGCAACACTAAGTTCCAGAATTATCTAAAGAGTGTTAAGACTGGTAACACAAGTCTATGGGATAATATCATTCAGGTCTTAAAAGACTTTCTTGGTGTTGACGCTAAGGGAACTTTGTTAGGAGACACTATCTCAAACTTTGCTGACCTAGTTAGTAAGCAAAACAGAAAGTATTCTGTAGAGAGTTACAAGACACCGTACGTTAATCCTATCAGGTCAAGAGGTACACGGATGAACGAGAATCGTTTCTTCCAGAAGTCTGGTGAAAATAAATCTGGTATCACTGTAGAAAACAGAGGTGGTCAAATTGCTGTTGAAGGAACAGTCAAGGCTATCGGTGAAGTTGAAACAGCATACGACCTTGGTGAAGTATTAGCGAAGGCGGAGACTTCTGTTCTCGAAGAAATGGAAAGAACAGGAAGCATAGGCTTCTATGAAGATGGTACGCTACAAGGTTCTGATGGACTTAAAGGTGGCGGTGTCGTTCAGGCTGTTGAACAAGCTCGACGAATGGCTGAGATGTCTGGTCAAAAGATTGACATAATTGAGTCAGAAGTCCGAGCAGCAGGTAATGATGCAGCAGCGTTGCGTCGAATTGCAGCTCGTATGTATACGGTAGAATCTATCGCCGTACAGCAAGGTGCTGACATCGTTGAGAAAGCTAAGAAGATTGCAGCGCAAAGTGCTGAAGCTACTGATGCAGACCGTGCAGAACTGATGGGAGACATCCAGAAGATGTTGAACCTAGTTGCTGCTGGCTCCAACCTCCGTCGAGGATTTGGTCAAGGTCTACAGTCAACACAGTTTGCTAGAACTAAGCTAAGTCTATCAGCGGCAGAGCGACGTTCTCAAGAGATTGTCAACCAGTACATGGCAAGCAACAAGGGAGAGAAGAATAACTTTGATGTTCTAATTAACCGAATCATTCTTGCAGGCGGTGATCCTAAGAACACCTCAGCCAAGGACATGATTGACCAGATGCTTGGTGTCGTTAAAGCAGGGCGTGCTTCCGAAGGGGGCAAGTTCATGGAGATGGCACAGAACTGGTTCATCAACTCCCTACTGTCTGGTCCTCGCACTATGATGAAGAATGGTATTGGTAACATGATTACTCAGACTCTTCTTCAAACTGAGCTAGCGATTGGTGGACTATCTGTTGACCCTGCTATCACTCGTATGGTGCTGAAAGAGATGTCAACCTTTGAGTCGTTCCGTGAGTCTATGAAGTATTTCTTAGATGTGTATTCGATGAAAGACCAACTGTTGGATATCGGACGTAACCCACTTGAGAACACAGCGAACACAGGTATTCCAAAATACTTTGATAACGCTGCTCCTGAAGAGACAATTAAGAACTCCATGAACTGGTTCAGTGAGAATGTTGTTAACATTCCAGCTAAGACCCTCATGGCGATGGACGAAGTCTTCAAGCAATCGATATTCCGTCAGAACGCAAAGATGGAATGGACACTGAAAGGTATGAAGTTAGGTATCAAAGACCCTGACGCATTGACCGAGTATGTCATGAGAGGTATGGACGCTGTCCTTGTGGATGGTGAACGTGCGTTCTCTGATGCTGGTGTGATGAAGTTTGCACAAGCATCCGTCAAGAAGATGGATGACGAACTTGTAGCTGCTGGTCAAAAGCCAATGACTCCTCAGAAGAGAGGTGCTGAAGTAAATCGTATCATTGGTGAAGAGACACAGAAACGTGCAGACATGCTTAAGTCGTACGAAGAAGGTGGTCTTGGATTAGAGAACATCTCGGACATTGACAACGTAGCAGCTCGCTCCCTAGAGCAAGCACGTTACGGAACATTCACGAACGATGCTGGTGCTTTCGCAGACTTGGCGCAAGCGATGACGCAGAAGGTTCCACCACTTCGTCTGATCTTTCCGTTCATTCGGACTCCAGTAAACATTCTGAAGTTCTCGTTTGATCGTGCATCAGGTGGTGCGATGGATGCAGGTCGTAGCGCACTTGCTATGATGCCTGATATGCCTATGCTGAAACGAACTCAAGATGAGTTGCGTATGAAGCTAGAGTCTCGTAACCCAATCGAGGTTGCACGAACACGAGGTAAGATTGCTACATCTGTTATGATCAATGGCACGTTGCTGTATATGATTATGGCAAACCGTGACTTCATTACAGGTGGTGGTCCAAAAGATATTGCACAGCGCAAGACTCTTGAAGCAACTGGATGGCAGAAGTATTCTCTTAAGTTTGGTAACAAGTACGCAAGCTTTGCAGGTCTTGATCCGCTTGGAACACACTTCGGTATTCTTGTAGATATTGTTGAGCAGTTGGATGAACATGCCAGCCACAACACAACTACTGCCGAGCAGATGTTCGCAGCAGCTTCTATATCTCTATCACGTAACGTAACTGAGAAGTCTTATCTAGCAGGTCTTAAGTTCCTGACTGATGCTATCTCTGAGCCTGACCAAAAGATGGAACGAGCAATCCGAAACATTGCTGGTGGGTTTGTTCCCAATGTTCTGTATCAAGGTCAGTCCGTTATGGGTGACACAACTTCTAGAGAAGTTCGTAGCCTTAGTGATGCGTTCATGAAGAAGCTTCCGTTCGGTAACGGCAACTTAGACCCCAAGCGTAACATCTTAGGTGAGCCTGTTATTATGGAACAGTATCCAGTTGTTGGTCCGTTCAATCCTTCGTCTATCTCCACAAGAGACGGTGACGTAGTGTTTGAAGAGCTTGCACAACTTGAGCATGGCTTTACACAGACAAGCACAATGCTTGACCGTAGTATCGACATGACTGAGTTCGTTAACGACAAAGGACAGTCTGCTTACGATCGACGTTTAGAACTGCTTAACAAAACAAAGATTCGAGGAAGAACTCTCCGACAAGAACTTGAGAAGTTAATCAAGAGTGGACGATACCAACGACTCTCTCCACTTACGGACGGAGCTTTGAAGAGTCCTCGAGTTAAACTTATCAATAAAGTCCTGAGCAAGTACCGTTCACGCTCTCTGAGTTTGATGATGGAAGAGTTTCCAGAAATCGAACAAGAGTATACACGTATGCGCTCTATCAACAAACAAGCACAGAGAGGTGCTTCAACCGAAACATTACAAGCATTGCTAGACGCATAATATATTAACCCCCCTAACCAACTGTGAGATGCCATTGTCATATCAATCAATAACTAATCCAAGCTCAACATCCTTTACGGTAAGTTTTGAGTTTTTAAACTTAGCCGACATTAAAGCTGTCGGTAAACTTAACTCCGCCTCAGAATGGACAGAGCTTCCAGTAACTGATGCAGCAACAAGCAATGGTGTAACAACCGTCACTGTCGCTGATGCTGGCACTTACAGTTCTGCTGGTGAGGTTCGTATTTATCGAGCATCGTCTCAAGCAGCTTTGGTAGACTTCCAGAACGGTTCACGTTTATCGGAGAGTGACTTGGACACAGCTTACAGACAAGGCTTGTTTGCAGCTCAAGAAGTGCGTGAGAACGCTGCGGATAGCATCACAGCTGTTGGTCCACAAGGTCCAGCTGGTGCTGATGGTCAGGATGGTGCTGATGGTGTTGATGGTGCTGATGGAACAAGTGCTAGTAACACTCCTAATTTTCATGCCAATAAATCAAACACAACTATTCCAAATAATGTTGGGGAGGAAGTCATTTACTCGACTAAAGCTTGGGATACAGCAAATTTATATAGTAATACTACTGGTAAATTTACTGTAGGCGATACCACAACTGGATACTACTATATATATGCGGGTGTAAAATTTAATCAGCTTGGAGCTGATAGAATACAATTAAGACTTAAGTATTATAATGGAACCAGCACTATTACGTTTGCACTAACAGAAATGCAAATGGCTAATAATGGGTATGCCGCACCTCATATTGCAACTTTAGTCCCACTAGTAAATTCTGGTGATTATGTTTGTATAGAAGCATACCAAACCAGTGGCAGTTCTAAAAACTTAAGTAATGAAGTTGAAGGTAATTACTTTGGAGGATTCAAGCTCGCATAATATCATGAACAACGATAGCCATCTTACACCTGCTGTAGCCATCGCTGGACTACTAGGTACAATAACTCTCGAACACGTGAACACGTTTGTTGCAATTATACTCGGACTTGTTTCACTCGCTTATGTCAGCGTTAAACTATGGAAGGAGATTAAGAATGGCAGGAAATAAAGAACTACTAGACGAGTTGATGGCTCTCACAATCGAAGAGCTACTGACCGTCATCAAGTCTGGAGAAGCAAATCCAGCAATCCTCAACGTAGCTAGGCAGCTACTCAAAGACAATCAAGTCACTGCCTCAGTCAAGGAAGACAGCCCTATGCAAAGTTTAGTAGAGGTGTTGCCGTTCCGTGAAGATGATGAACCAATCGCAGCCACAAATACCTAACGAACTCAAAGACTTTCGTAACTTCCTGTATTTCATTTGGCACTCGCTAGAACAGATCAAGCGTGACCCAACAGAGATACAGTACGATATCGCTGACTTCATGCAGCACGGTCCAAAGAGGGCTGTGGTACAGGGTTTTCGAGGAGTAGGCAAGTCTTGGATTTGTTCTGCGTTCGTAGTACACCAACTGTTCCTAGACCCAACTAAGAACATCCTTGTTGTCTCTGCATCGAAGACACGTTCTGATGACTTCTCTACGTTCACGCTGAGACTTATTCATGACATCCCTATTCTGAGTTTCTTGAAGCCCAGTGCTGACCAGCGATTCTCTAAGGTGTCGTTTGATGTTGGACCGTCTGGAGCCTCTCACGCACCCTCTGTCAAATCATTAGGTATCACGTCACAGCTGACAGGTTCTCGTGCTGACATCATCATTGCTGATGACATTGAGGTAGCGAACAACTCTGCTACACAGCAGATGAGAGACAAGCTATCAGAACAGGTAAAGGAGTTTGACGCTATTATCAAGCCCAACGATTCCTCTAGAATTATTGTTCTAGGAACTCCGCAATGTGAGGACAGTCTCTACAGTAAACTACAGGAACGAGGATTTACAACTAAGGTATGGTCTGCTGAGAAGGTAGACCCCAAGAAAGCGCTGAACACTTATGGAGACACACTGTCTACCCTCTGTATAGATGAAGATACCCAAGGCGATTCAGCCGAGCCTACACGTTTTACAGACTTTGATTTGCAGGAGCGAAAGATTTCTTACGGATCGGCTGGTTACGCTATGCAGTTCATGCTCAACCCCAACCTTGCTGACCTTGACCGCTATCCTCTTAAACTTGGCAACTTGGTTGTGCAAGATATTGACCCAGATGTTGCACCAGAGAAGCTAGTATGGGCGCAGACACCTGAGCTAGAATGGGAAAGACTTCCTAATGTAGGAATGAGAGGCGACCGCTTCTACAGACCGATGAAGATTCTAGGTGATATGATACCTTACACTGGGTCTGTTATGTCTATCGACCCCTCTGGTAGAGGTAAGGACGAGACTGGCTACGCTGTAGTAAAGATGTGCAACGGAACTCTGTTTGTTCCAGAGGCTGGTGGACTCAAAGGCGGTTACGAAGAACCTACCTTGCTAGAACTAGTCCGTATCGCTAAGAGGAACAAGGTGAACGCTGTTATTACAGAGAGTAACTTCGGTGATGGTATGTTCACCCAGCTTATAACGCCCATATTTAGCCGAGAATACCCCGTCACCCTTGAAGAGGTACGTCACCATCAACAGAAAGAGAAACGGATCATAGACACCCTTGAGCCTCTCCTAGCAGCTCACAGACTTGTTATAGCACCCTCTGTTATTGAGAACGACTACAAGACTGCACAAGGCTATCCAGCAGAACAACAACTCAGGTACATGATGATGTACCAGTTAACAAGATTAACAAGACTCAGAGGAGCTTTAAGGAACGACGATAGACTTGATGCTCTTAGTATAGCTTGCAACTATTGGGTAGAACAAATGGCTCAAGATGCAGACATGAAGATTAAGGAACGAAGAGATGACCTAGCCTCTAAACAACTAGATGAATTCATGGATGCCTACTATAAGAGAACAACTAGATCACAGTCCTCTTGGATATAATATATATAATATATAAGGTCTAGTTCTTGACCTATAAATTAGGTCTGTAGGAGACGAGGTCTCCATCTCTAGTGCTAGCACCATCTCGTATTAGTATATAATAATTATAAGAGCAGTTCTAAATCTGTCAAGCACTCTTATCGGACAATCTTTTAAAACTTTTAGCTTGCAATTTGAAAGTTAGAACTTCATATTGTCATGAGCATAATTTCAACGTGTGTGTGTTGTTATATGTGTGGGGGAGTCATTGCTGGGAATACTCGGTGGTGGCTCCCTTTTCTTTTTAGTATGCCCCTTGTACCCCCTCTCCAGTCCACAGCGGTTGTGAAGGGGCTTGGGGCTTCTTCTTGGTGAGAAATACAGGGTAGTTTTTCTCACTAATGCCTGCCTTTTTGTTTTTGTTACAAAAATGTGAGAGGGTTTATATACGTGTGATTTACCGCTAACCCCCCATACACCCTTTCAGGGTGAGGATTGGCACAGCTTTCGTCACATAAAGGTCTAAAGACCTTTGTTTATCAGCTACTGCAACGGATTATAAATCCGATATAGCCTGTCAAACGCACAAGGAAGGCGTGTTTGAGAACTTTCGGTGTGGTTCACTCATCTTTTTCTACACAGATGTTTTTTTATTTTAGAGCGAAGCTCTAGTACCTCTCCAAGCATAAGACTTTAAAAGTCTTGAGGCGCACTGCGTCCGCATCATTCCGCACTCATTATGCGATCACCGAACATGATCACGCACGAGGCAAAGCTCTCTCCAAAACTTTTTTCATCTTTTCGTATGGTATCCTGTGCATTATGCGCACGCTACGGCACGCTGAAAAAAGTCCTGTGGGTACGAGGCGACTTGACAGGGTTGTTATAATGGTGGCGGCAACTCACTCCGAGTCAAGCCAAGCCAAGCACGGCACGACACACAATAACACACCAAGGAAACGCACAATTATGGAAGCTACCCAAAAACAATGGTTCTCAGACTCACCCTTCGCAGAAGAGTTCACTCAAGTTATCTTCGATAACGAATGCAGTAAGGCAAGCGAAGACTTCGTCTCATACACTGTCGGTGAAACCGATGAATCACCTGATGAACTTACGTTCAAATTTGAGGTTGAAGACGAGGGGCGAAGCTCTCTCACCTTGACTCTTACCGAAGGTACGGTGGTGATAAATCACCTTATCCTTGATAAGGGTAACTCAGAGGTTACACCTCTTATTTGGTCGCTTAACGAAGACATCGACATCTTCCTTGAAGATTTAACGGATAAGCACGGCATCGACCTTGTCGAAGCTAAGTCTCACGGCACTGAAATCAAATAATCACCCACAGTTTACACTCACAATTCCAATCACACAAAACAACACATAATTATGAAGCAAATGTACAAATACTACGAAGTAGTCGCTAACTGCCAAACAGTCCTCTACGGTTCTTACGATCGAGACGAAGCCAAGTTCGAGCTGGAAGCTATGCGTGACACCTACAAGGAAGACGGATACAAAGGCGTAAAGCTTCGCTGGAGAGCTACTGAAGAAGCTCCAGATGTTGGCATCTATGGAAAGGCTTTTAAGCCTAAGATGGCGAAGGTGATAGCTGGCTATAAACTACCAAAGGTAAGCTCTAACGTCGAACAAATTCAACACCAACTTGGGGCATCTCTGTTACCTTGGTAACTAAGGCGAAACGGTCTTTAGACCGTCTGTTGGTAACCTTCCAGCACTGATGAGCCTAGTACACACAGATCAATCAAGACAAAGTAAGGTAGCGACTCTCGCCAAAAATCACACAATCCAAATCCACACAATTATGACCACAGTAAACACGAAGTTACTTTCAGTAAATGCCGATGCTAAAACAAGCAAAGGCTCTAACGCTGGATACCTTACAGGTATTCTTTACCTAGCTCCTGCTAACGAAGCCTCACCGAAGGTTAATATTTGTCCGTTCGCTTCAGATGGGTGCAGGGATGTGTGCTTATACAGTGCAGGGCGAGGCAAGATGGACTCCGTAGTCAAAGCTAGGATAGCCAAAACCTTAAGGTTTCTCGAAGATCCGAAGGAGTTCGTAGAACTATTGGCAATCGACATTCAGAAAATCGTCAACAAAGCCGCCAAGGTAGGCATGACACCTGCGATTCGACTGAATGGCACATCTGACCTGCCTTGGGAGAAGCTCGGCGGTAAACTTGGCGTAGCCTTGATGAATAGGTTTCCAAGCGTAGCTTTCTACGATTACACGAAGAATCCTAACCGTGCTATAGCTCATGCCGAAGGCAAGATGCCAGACAATTACCACATTACTTTCAGTAAATCTGAGTGTAACGATGAAGCAGTTGCCAAGGTGGTTGAGGCAGGTGGTAACGTAGCCGCAGTTTTCAGCACGAAGAAGGCGGATGAACTGCCTGCAGATTACAACGGTCGTGAAGTGGTTGACGGTGATAAGACTGACCTACGGTTTCTCGATAAAAGCGGCGTCTTCGTTGGTCTTCGAGCTAAGGGCGATGCACGTAGTGATCGTTCTGGCTTCACCATCATACTTGACTAAGGCGAAACGGTCGTAAGACCGTCTGGCGGTAACCTTCCGTCACTGACGAGCCTGTTAGATAATCACACAATCCAATCCTACACAACTATGACACCTACAATATACAAACTCGCTTACGTTAACAACGTCATTAACAGAGAAGGCTACGTCCTTTTCCAAAACGACGGCAATGTAGACGTAGTCTATGAAACATTTGAGACGGAAGCAGACCTTCTTAGGTATGTAGGCAGATACTTCGAGAAGGTCGGCGAGATAACAGACTATGGTCTGTATATTCGTAAAAGCTTTCACGATCTCAACAAATAATCACACAATCCAATCCTACACAATTATGCAATCAGTAAAAAATCGCACTATAGACAAGTCCAAACCTGTAAAGGTTTACTGGAATCTACACCGCAACTGCTATTCCGTTCAACAGAACGGTCTGGTAGTGGGTCATACTGACCATATCGAGCTTCGTGATGTTACCTTTAAGGTAAGCGAGGCAGGTCGGCAACGTGTCTTGAAAGAGCGCAGAAAGAATGTGCATGCTTTCGTTACAGGCTACTTGGACGACTTGGATGCTATCCGCATCTGGTATGTAAAGATTGTTTACAATCCTTACAAGTATGACAGCTTTCGGCTCTGGGTTGACCCAACTGTGACTGTAAAGTCATCCGAAGCAGTAGTTCTACGAACAAGGGACGGCAAAGGCTGTATCCTTTCGGAGCGTAAGATAGGCACACACTGTGCATAGTCTGCGTAGTACAATCAAGACAAAAGTAAAGTGGCGAAACTGCCGACAAAAATTATGCAAATGCGAAACACCATCACACTCCGCAAGCGAGAGGTCTATGGCAACGAACTGTTCTACGTAGTAGACAAGGATCAAGCCAAGGCTATCTCGATTCTAACGGGACAAAAGACGGTTACGGAACGTAACATCGGAGCTTTGAAGCTTCTCGGATACACCATCACATACGTATAGTCTGCGTAGTACAATCAAGACAAAGTAAAGTGGCAATTCATGCCGACAAAATTATGGAAAAAGAAGACGCACTAATCCTAGCCTCACGTTACTACCTATGTGAGGAACTACCCGAAACATACGTTGACTTCGATGCCGACAAATTAGATCAGTTCCTTGAGTCTAACGCATGGCAACCGTTCGAGTTCTACCCTGCAGTAGACATATGGGATTTGATCAACGACCTTGCTGACGAATTTGTTCGAGTAAGCAAGTAACATTACACAACCACATATCATAACATCATGCTCAATCAAATCCTATCTACCTGCAAGCAACTCAATCGCTTGCTCAAGACTAAAGACCCGTATCATTCCGACCTTGTGGCACAGCTACTTACGAAGATTGAAAACCAAATCCCATCCGAAAACCCTCAAGGGGTTGACAAGGATGCTATAGTGGAAGCTCTCAACAAAAACGACTAAGGCGAAACAAGGCGCAATGCCTTGTCTGCTGGTAACCTTCCAGCACTGACGAGCCTGTCAGCTTATACATAATCAGATACATATACTGCACATGAAACAAGACACATACATCGTAAACACACAACAAAACGGCTGGTCACAAAAGATCACAGACACTATCAACTCTGTTGATGATATCGGACTCAATTGGGATGTTCAGAAGACACCTATGGTGGCACTACTCGAAGGCAAGTATCCTTTGCCTATCAATTCACACGTCAGCATCAATCGCTCTGACTCTAACGAGTCCATCGGAGTGGTCGGCTCTGGCTATGAGCCTATCCAAAACTCCCGTATCTGGGAAGCTTTGCACCAGTCACTGGAAGGCACGAAGCACGAAGTTGTAGGTGGTGGATACACTCACAACGGTGGTCGAGTGTTCGTTCAGACCAAGGTCTCAGACAAAGACTTCACCGTCAACGGAGATGCCTTCGATAACTACGTTACATTCTACAGCTCTCACGATGGTAGCTCTGCCTTCGAGATGTTCGACACTAGTGTCCGTATGATTTGCCAGAACACTTTCCGTCTGGCTAAAAAGGAGGGAGGCAGAGCCTTCAAGCTCCGTGTTCGACACACTCGGAACGCTTCAGTGCGATTCGAGAACGTCATGCAACACCTTGAGTCTATGTTCGACAACCGTAGGGTTGCTTATGAGAAGCTTAACCGCACTACCGAAACTCCTATGGCTTATCCAGAGATGATTGCTTGGGCAACTTCGTTCTTCAACAAGTCCAACAAGCTGTCTACTGTAAGTAGTAACAAGGCTCACGAGGCTCGTCGGCTTGCCATCGGTGGTATAGGCAACAACGGTCGGACATCCTACGACATGTTCAACGGAGTCACGGAGCTACTCACTCACGGCGACCGTCAAACATCCAAGGATCGCTCCGCAATCTGGCGTTCGTCAGAGCTAGGAGCAGGTGCTGTACAGAAGGCATCTGCCTTGGAGCAGTTGCACAATATCAACAACCGCACAGCTCACATCAACAGAGGTCGTGAGCTTATCAACACTGGCGAGACTTTGCTGTCTGCATAACTGAAACCCCTACTCCCAAATGTCCTGAGCATGACAATAAACTGCTCACATTTTATTATGGATAACACAACACAACACACAATAGACACAGCCTTTCAACACAAGCAAACCGTAGCGAAGCTCAAGCACGAGCTGTTAGCTAAGGATGACGAGATCACACAACTAAAATACGATCTTGAAGCAGAGCGTCACGTGAGTGCGCAGTTGGAAGCACACATAAGCGAATTCCAATCACAATTCTAAGCAACCACAATAACACACATATGAAATACGTAATCAAACTACCTAAGCAAGCAGGCTACCTGTGTCATGCTGGAACTAATCGTGTCGTTATATACGACAACGCAACAAGCTACCCTATTGGGATGGATGTGATGGCGTGTAACGGCGAGCGTAAGGCTCTCGAAGGGGACACCCTTCATACTGTCTTTGTGTCGGGCTGGTATGACAACAACATCGACGAGATTGAATGTCCTATTAAATCATTACATGATTTCAAAGACTTCTTTAGCGAGTATGACGAGCCTACCGTATACCTACCCTAGTTAAAGATACAGCCAGCCGTCACTTAACAAATGGCGGTTGGCTTTTTTATAAAATACCCGTAAAGGTTGCACTTATTATTATAAGAAACCTACGTATATACATCATCCAATATGCACGAGCCTAAACCCCAATGTCCTCAATTTCGTAGCATTCTTGAACAGTATTTAAGTATTATTTACTACACAAAAGACAAAAAGACAAACCTTGAACCTCTCCTCAAGAATAAAAGGAATCATGACATTGCCATCTTATCATTGGTTTACCTTAAGCAACCGATCAATATGACTGCCCTTAAAAATCTTTTGCTTTGTTCTTCTAGAACATTTGATGCTTGTGTAATCAAGCTACATGAACTTGGTTTCCTTATTATATCTGACAGTAAAGAGGACAAAAGAACCAAGCTTTTACGCATAACACCGCACACTTACGCTAGTCTTAGTAAATTCATACACGGTATTTACAACTTTTAATAGTAATCCTTACCTATACCTTTTGCGTCTATTAATTCTATTCACCTTGACATAGATGGTTCTATGTTTTAACTTATAACACACACACACGGAGGAACTTATGAAGATAAGAAGGAGAGGCAAGAGCTGGCAGGCTGATGCACACATAGAAGGCAAGCGAGTTCGCAGACTATTCAAGAGTCTGGCGGATGCCGAAGACTTTGTTACTAACCTAGAGCATCGCTCTAAACTAGGACTGAAAGTCACGCACATACTCAGCACGAAGAATGCGAGCCTAACCCTGAAGGGTCTAACCGATACTGTTTATGAAGCAGTATGGAAGGACACAGCTAACGGCATCAATGCGCTACGCAACGTAGAGTTAATCCAAAAGATTGTTGGCACTAACATTAGGGTTGAGGAAATCAACACGATAGTGATTGATGAAATCATCCAGACCTTAAAGAACCAAGGCAACAGCAACGGCACAATCAACAACAAGATGTCTGCTCTCATGGTATGCCTGAAGTATGCACACGACAGGGACTGGATACAGAACGTGCCTAAGTTCAAACGATACAAGGCATCCGAAGGTAGGCTACGATACTTCTCGCCCGAAGAGGAGGAGATGATCATCTCTACCAACAAAAGGCTAGGACAGGAAGACTTCGCTAGCTTCGTGAAGGTTCTCATAGATACGGGATTGCGTACGGGTGAGCTTTGCCGTGTTCAATACAAGGACGTCGTGAAGGAATCTAACAGGTGGAAGATGTATGTATGGGCGAGAGGACACGACTACAGAACTAAGAACGGAGAGATGCGTATCGTTCCACTATCGGATGAGGTCGTAGAGATTATGACTAACAAGTGGAATGCGCTTGACATAAACTCTACCCATCCTACTATAGATAATAGTATTACTTCTATTGCACACCGTAATAGTAAAGTTTTTAACTACACTAAATCTAACATACGCACACAATGGAACAACGTCCGTGACATACTGGGCTACATGGATGACGAGGAGTTTGTTCCTCACCTGTGTAGACACACCTGCGCTACTCGCTTAGTGCAAGCAGGAGTCCCACTACTCGCAGTCAAAGACTGGATGGGACACAAGTCTATACAAGTCACGATGCGCTACGCCAAGCTAGCACCTGACGCTGTCTTTGACGCTCTCGATACACTCAACAAGAAACGAAAAAACAAATAAACACACCAGAAATAAACTGAGAGTTGCTGTCACAAGTTGACCCACTAAATTGTGACAATATAAACTCACATAAGCGCACACCCTAGAAGTGAACCGAGAGTT